GGTGACGATTAAGTACGTTACCCGCGAGCCGTTTGATTTTAACAAGCTATCTAACGCGCAGTATCCGGCCATCTTGGTTCGTAGTGCTGGCGAAGATAGAGAAGATTCTAGTCTGGGCGGTTCGATCACTCAGCGCATGGCGACCATCAATTATGAATTAGTTTGTTTTGTAAAAGCCGGAGTTATTGACACGGCAAGAAACATTATAATTGAAGCCATTGAAGAAGGTCTTGATGTAGACAGGAAGCGTGGCGGCAATGCGCTAGATACGCAGATAACAAGCATCGAGATTGATGAAGGTTCTATCGACCCCATTGGTGGGGTTATAATGACAGTTCGCGTTCTGTATCAATACACACGCGGCACAACTTAATTTTAAACAGAGGTAATTCAAAATGGCAACAACTACAGGTTCAAGCGGAGTAGTAAAGATTGCGGCGGCAGGTGGTTCTGTTGCTGTTGTAGGCGAAGTTCGCTCATTCACTTTTGACGGTTCAGCCGACACGATTGAAAGCAGCGTAATGGGTGATTCAGTTCGTAGCTATAAAGCTGGACTGAAAACCAATACTTTGTCTTTTGATGTTTATTGGGATAAAGCAGACGCACAGCATTTAATTCTTGATGAGCGCGCATCTATTGACTTCTCTCTATACCCCACTGGCACAGGCTCAGGCGAAGTGTTCCTGTCTGGCTCTGGCGTAGTAACAAGCCGTTCAATCACTGCATCTTTTGATGGCATGGTTGAGGCGAGCTTCTCAGTACAGTGCAGCGGAGCAGTAACAGAAACCACAGTACCATAAGGGGCAAAATATGGGGTTAGCAAAAGAGCTACGAAATAGAAGAAAGATCAACGCACGAGAAGTAATCGTCCCTGCATGGGGTGACGATTCTGGCGCTTTTAAGATGTATTGCAGACCAATTACCTGCTACGACTTAGATCAGCTACAGAAGAAGCACCCTGACTTTCTTCAAAACACTACAATCGGCGCAATGGTTGATTTGATTTGCATGAAGGCAGAAGATGAAAGCGGCTCCAAGCTGTTTACGTCTGCTGAAGATCGAATCGACTTGATGGGTGAAGAAACGAATGTAATCTCTGAGATTGCTAATCAGATGTTTGCTCAGATTGAGTCCGTTGAGGTGGCTGCAAAAAACTAAAAGCCGATCCGTTAAGAATGAACTTATTATCCTTGGCTGATCGGCTGCACATAACAATTGAAGAAGCAGAAGAAATGCCGCTCAATCACTTCTATGAGTGGGTGGCTTACTTCCAGATAATGAGCGAATCTAATGGCTGAAAATGTAAACATTGTTATTAAGGCGTTTGACAAGACTAAGCCTGCCTTCAATGGCGTAACGAAAGCACTCTCTGGGATAACTTCTGCCGTATTCAGTATGCGCTCTGCCCTAGTTGTTCTTGGCGGTGCCGCTGGCTTTGGCTACATGGTCAAGGCATCTATTGATGCAACGGACACCTTAAAGAAAACCGCTGACAAGATTGGTACAACCACTGAAGCCCTTAGTGCTTTACGTTATGCTGCTGAAATATCGGGCGTAGCAACAAACACGCTTGACATGGCTATGCAACGATTCACTAGGCGAACGGCTGAAGCTGCAAAAGGTACGGGCGAAGCTAAGTCTGCGCTTAAAGAACTTGGCATTGATGCCAGAAAACTCCAACGACTTTCACTTGATCAGCAGATGCTTGTGCTGTCTGACGCATTCTCTGGCGTTGGCAGTGAGGCCGACAAGGTTCGCTTAGCGTTTAAACTGTTTGACTCTGAGGGTGTTGCCCTTGTAAACACCCTATCGCTTGGCTCCAAAGGTCTTGAGGACTTATTCGGTCGCGCTAAGGCTTTGGGCATTGTTATGTCTGGCAATGCTGCTGGCGGCGTTGAGAAAGCGAAAGATGCACTGCACGATTTATTCTCTGTTGGTAAAGGTTTAAGAGATCAATTTGTTGCTGGATTAGCTCCCGCAATTGAAGAAATTGTTAATAAACTTACAAACTTTGTTATAAGAACTTCTGATGCTAAAGACGGCATGGAAAATCTTGCACGATCTATGGCGGTAAGTTTTTTAGAATCTATCAGAAGCACTTTAGGGGCGTTAGATAGATTTGCAGAAGGTCTAGATACAGTAATCAATAAGGCTCATTCTTTCTTTGTCGGCTTTGAGACTAGGGCTATTGAAAGTCAAATGAAAGGAATCGCCAAAGAAATGGGAGAGCTTGGCGAGCAAATAGCGCACATGGAAGATGGGGGCATCCCAAGCATTTGGGAGTTTATTACAGATGGCGGGTTAAAAGCTCAAAAAGCAGATATACAAAGGCTGGGTGCTCAATATGTAGAATTGTATGGACAACTTCAAGCTGCATCAAAAGTAAACGCAGAGTTTGGCAGTAGTCTTGGCAACATTATTGATATGCAAGCCACTAACACTTTCTTTGATGATCTTCTTGTAACTATTCAAAAGCTGGGTGAAGCTGGCCCTGCTGTGCTTAATCCTGTAGTTGACTCGTTAAGCGACTTACAAATTGGCTTTAAGAATTGGCATGATTCGTTACCAAGCCTTCAAGAAAGCATACAGAGCCTTACCGCTCAAGGGCTGAACGGATTAACCGATGCACTGACCGCTGGTGTTACTGGCGCAGCTACTTTTGCCGATGCCATTAAGTCAATGGCTAAAAGCGTAGTAGACAGCCTGATTAAAATGCTGATTCAGAAGTACATTGTAGACGCTGCATTTAACTTGGTTACTGCTGGGTCTGGCGGTTATTCTGGCGGCATGGGCGACCCATTTGCAAGCAACTTTGGCGGCAAGGCAATTGGCGGCTCTGTTCAGCGAGGCCAGCCATACATGGTCGGAGAGCGTGGCACTGAGATGTTTATTCCTAATCAGAGCGGCTCTATTGTTCCAAACGATAGACTAGGCGGGGGTGGTAGCGTGGTGGTTAATCAGACCATTAACGTAAGCACAGGCGTACAGCAGACCGTTCGTGCCGAGATTGCTACCCTGATGCCACAGATCGCAAACGCTGCCAAAAGTGCCGTTGCTGATGCTAGAATGCGAGGCGGTAGTTACAGCAAGTCACTGGTAGGAGCATAAGATGCCGTTAGCATTCCCAAGCGTAGGAATACAAAGTTTAAACATGAGATTGCGGCGCGTTGTTGCCGTAGCTGAATCGCCGTTTACGTTAGATACACAAACGTACGCCCACCAAGGCGCAAGATGGGAGTGCGAGGTAACGCTGCCCCCATTAACCCATTCGGAAGCGCGAGCAATAGAGGCGTTTATTATTGGGCTCAAAGGTCGAGAAGGCACGTTCACGTTCGGCAATCCGCTGCACACTAGCTCTGCCACTGCTACCACCTCTGGCGTAACAACTATTCGCTCAGAGAGCTTGACTGCAACAGGTTCCGCCGTATCAGCAGGAGACTACTTCCAGCTTGGTGATTACCTGTATATGGTTACAGTTGGCAAGGCTTCAGGCTCCGGTACGATAGAGTTTCAACCACCACTAAGAGCGCAAGCTGCAAGCGGTTCAGTGTTAGACTTTACCCTGCCGAAAAGTTTGTGGCGTATGGCATCAAACGATATTGGCTGGTCAATAAGTACAGCGTCACACTATGGTTTTACACTAGCATTCACTGAGGCATTATGAGCAGAGCATTAAGTGCGGAAATGTTGGCGGTAGCAACTGCTGACATTGTACGGCCTATCTATCTTGTTAAGGCAGAGTTTGACTCAACCCCCCCTGAAGATAGAAACCTTTATCTTTGGTCTGGCTTTGGCGACCTTACCTTTAACGGCAAAAACTACTTAGGCGTTGGCAATCTTTTATCCATTAGTGCTGTTGATGAGTCAACCGACTTGACAGCAACTGGCGCGAGTATTGTTTTGTCTGGCATTCAATCCCCTTTACTTGCAATTGCTAGGGACGAAGATTACCAAGGCAGGCCAATCACCATTTACTTGGGCGCACTAGATGACACTGGCGACTTGATCGCAAGCCCTACAGTCTTGTTCAGCGGCTTTATGGACGTAATGACCATTAGCGAGGCTGGCGAGACTTCGACAATTAGCGTGACCGCTGAGAACAAGCTGATTGCCTTTGACCGCAGCTATGTACGGCGATACACAGCAGAAGATCAAAAGATTGATTACCCCAACGACATGGGCTTTGAGTTTGTTGCTAAGATTGCAGACCAAGAGATCATCTGGGGTAGAGCAAGCCCTGCATCTGGACAAGGTGGCGGTTCTGGTGATGGTGATGGACGACCAAGAAGGAACAGCGTTTGATAACAATACAACACGAATGCCTAACTAACGTAAAAGAAGAAATTAAGCCTCTGCTTGAGATTCATTGGGAAATGGTCGCCCTGAATCAAGGCAAGATAAAACTAAACCCAGACTGGAAAGAATACGCCAAGCTCGATGCTGCTGGCATTCTCAAGATATTCACAGCGAGAAGTGATGGGCAGTTGGTAGGCTACTGCGTTCTTATCATTAGCAGTAGCATTCACTATAAAGACCATATCTTTGCAATCAATGATGTAACCTTTGTCCTGCCGGAATATAGGACAGGCGCAACAGGCTATAAACTGTTAAAATATGCCGAAGATCATTGTGACGAAAATGGCGTTTCGCTTATGATGGTCAACACAAAAGTGCATGTACCTTTTGATAATTTACTTATAGGTATGGGCTTTAATTTAATAGAGCGCATTTACTCCAAATGTTTTAAATAGGTGATGAAATGGCAGTAACAGCAGTAGCAGGTTTGATGTCGGCAGCAAGCGCAGGAATCGCTGCTGCTGCGGCGGGTACAGCGTTCACTATATTTGGTTTAACTGGGCTTGCCGCTTACGCCACTGCCTTTGCTATTGGTGCCGGACTTTCAATGGTATCAAGAGCATTGATGCCAACCCCAAGCCTTGGTCAAAACTTAGCTGGCCGATCTGTCACAGTTAGACAGCCAGACGTAACCCGCAAGATTGTCTACGGTCAAGCGCGTGTTGGCGGTGCTATTGTTTACTTAGTCTCTACTGGTTCTAAGAACGAATACCTACATTTGGTAATGACTGTCGCCGGACATGAGATCGAAAGTTTCGAGGAGATGTGGTTCAACGATGACAAGGTATGGGACAAGGACACAGGCTTTACTGATGACTATGGGGATTATGTTTTATTCAACAGATACCTTGGTAATCAAACTACCGTAGACCCTGACCTTGACCTTGCATCTGCACAATGGACTTCAGCCCACGTTTTGAATGGCGTAGCTTACGCTATGGTGCGTTTAAAATATGACGTAGACCAATTTGCACAAGGCTTGCCGAACATTTCTTTTGTGATTAAAGGGAAGAAGGTTTACAACCCTATCACAGACGTTACAGAATGGACTCAGAACCCTGCCTTATGCGTTTACGACTACTTACTTGACTCACGCTACGGTCTTGCAGAAAGCTCCTCAAACGTCAATCTAGCAGCCTTAACAAGTGCTGTTAATCTTTGTGATCAATTGGTTGCTGAGAGCGATAATCAAATACGCTACACATTAGATGGTGTAGTAGATTCAGCGAATAGCAGAAAAGAAAACATTGAGTCTATGCTTTCAGCGATGGGCGGTTCTTTGGTCTATTCAGGCGGCCAGTATTTTATATCCGGCTCCTCTTATGTTGCGCCCACAATTACCATTGACGAGTCTGTAATGGTTGGGGCAATCACTGTTTCAACTAAGAAATCAAGACGCGAGCTTTATAACGGCGTTAAGGGCGTATTCTTAAACGCTGAAGAAAACTATACCGTATCTGATTACCCTGCACAGATTAGCAGTGATTACGCAATTGCCGATGGCGACCCTGTTTACTTAGATATGGGATTGGCATTCACGACCAACCAAGTACGAGCGCAGCGGTTGGCAAAACTTGCCCTGCTAAAGTCACGCCAGCAAACAACTATCAACGTCCCCTGTAACCTTGCCGCTTTAAAGTTCAAGGCTGGCGACAATATCAACGTCACAAATACAAGGCTCGGTTGGACTAATAAGCCATTCCAAATTCTTGGCTACACCTTAAACGCTGATAGTGATGGCAGCATTGTTGTTGATGTATCTGCAATTGAAACAAGCCCAGAACTGTACGACTGGCAATCAAGTGACGAGAAAGATTACCTGTCTGCTGGTGAGGTTTATATCTATGACGGCAAGACTACAGTTGCCCCTAGTTCTGTAACCGCAACCCCGTACACGTTCCTCGCTGCTGATGGCACTGTTGAGTCAGGCTTAGACGTTTCGTTCCCTGAATCAAATGATGCTTTTGTCGAGCATTACAGAGTTGAGTGGAGAACTGGTGCTGAAGATTGGCAGTCAATAACCACTAAACTTACCAGCGTTCAGATAGCAAACTTAGAAAGCAACGTGCTTTATGATGTAAGGGTAATCGCTGTTAACCAATTAAAAGTTGACAGTGCGCCAACATACACTACAGCTACCACAGCAGTTGACGTTACACCCCCTGCATTGCCGTCTAACCTTTCTGCCGTTGGTGGATTAAAGCAGATCGTAGTTACATGGGATAACCCTGCCGATACAGACTTTAAGCATGTGCAGGTATTCGCTCATACTAGCAACTCAATACCCGCCACCCCTGTCGCCCTAGTGGACAGTGAATCTTTTGTGCTT